GACAGCCGCTAAATTTGGTGTATCCATAAGGGCGATATATACTATTTCAGGTGCAGTTAAAGCTAGAGCCGCACGCAAAGGTCATGCGCCAGAGCATGATATGACAGCAACAGCACCAGATGGATTTCAAGTAAAAGGTGTATCAACCTATTATAATGCAAGCGGACAAAAAACAGGCCAATGGGTAAAAACTATTGGCGACAAAGAACGACAACATGAAATTATGTTGCTAGCTATTGAAGAAACGCATAAAAACTATAAGCCATTTAAGCCAAGCCCTAAAGTGAAGCACACAGATAAAGACTTATTATCATTAATTACAATAACCGACTTTCACTTAGGAATGTACGCATGGGAAGCAGAGACAGGTGATGATTGGGATGTAAATATATCCAAGCGAGTTTTTCTTAATGCTATAGCAGATATGATAGAAGCCGCGCCAAAAGCACACACAGGCTTTCTTTGCCAATTAGGTGACTTTCTGCATTTCGATGGCATAACGGCTATCACACCTATGTCTGGCCACATATTAGACGCTGATACGCGCTATAGTAAGCTAGTTGAACTAACAATAGAGATTATGACACAAGCCGTTCAGATGATGTTAAAGAAATTTGGTAAAGTTGTAGTAGTACAGGCCGAAGGTAATCACGACATGTCAGGTTCAATCTGGCTGAGAAAGCATATAAAATATGTATTTAGTAAAGATGACAGAGTAGAAGTTATTGACAACGAATTTCCATATTATGCGTATTTACATGGTGAGATATTGTTAGGCTTCCATCATGGCCATAAAAAGAAAATGGCACAACTACCAAAGCTGTTTGCGAGTGAGCCACGTTTTCGTAAGTTATGGGGTAAGGCAACACAAGCTTACATTCACACTGGACATATGCACCACGAAAGAACAGTTGAAGATGCAGGTGCTATAGTCGAGCAACACCCAACATTATCAGCCAGAGATGCTTATGCGGCTAGAGGCGGTTGGGTATCAGCAAGAGGTGCTAAAGTAATTACATATCATTCTAAACTTGGCGAAGTCCACCGAACAACCGTGAGGCCACGTTAGCCGCTTGCTTATAGTTTACTTCGTGCTTCTCACAGATCGCATAGAACTCAGTAGCTTTGTCTACGCCATAATGGGTATAGCTAGACCAGTTTAATGTCTCAATAAAATTAAACTTGTTAGTGTATATGTCACGCCTAAATAAATGAAAGTCATATTTGAGACAATCATCGTCTTCATGGACAAGCTCCTGATTAAGAAAGTAGATGTCCATGTATTCATCTATGTTATCGCGCCAATTCCATTTTTGTATAAAAGCCATTAGTCTATCTCCTTTATGTTTGGTTTGTAAGTATTGCCAAAGCTTCTTGATTGTATTTTAGTTTTACCTTGTATTTTTTGCTTTGGTTTTTGTGACTTCTTGGTTGTTTTAAGTAGCGAACGTAATTTTTTACGTGCTAGACTATCTGCTTTATCTTTCTTTATTGCACACTTAATGCAGGTCAATGAGATATTACGCAATTCGTGTTTACCACCTAACGCACGACTGTGTAAGTGTTCTTCGCGTATGTGTTTTGGTTTATTAAATACTAATGGCTCAGAGCACGTAGCACATAGTCCACCTTGTTCAGCTACTAATTGACCAAACTGCATTTTAGTTAGCGGTTTGAATTTAACATAGTCGGGGTGGTCAGACAGTTTCATAATCGCCTCTAATTGCTTTGCTAACATCAGCCTTTAATCTCTTAAGCCATTTATGTTGATCGCGTCTATCACGTCTTACAACAGCGTCTCTATACTTAAATCGCGTGTAGTAGCAATGGTTCGTATAAAAGGTTGTAGTTCCTTTTTTATCTATTCGTTGTTCTATCATTATTATACTCTTGTTTGTTAGCCCCCGCCAAAGCAGGGGCAGTGTTGTAATTACTAATCTAGTTTAAATGGTGTTTTATCACTATGCCTCTTTGCTTCAGCAAAACGCTCTTTAACTGATGCAATTTCTTTTTCTATAGCCTTTAATATTTGTTTAACTTCGTCTTGCGTATAGTCATAATGACACCTGTTAGAAAGATTTGCTATCAGTTGTAATTGCTTAAAAACACGATTAACTCTGTTATTGGCTAACTTTACAAATTTATCTGCTTTCATGTTGTTTTCCTTTTTTGGTAGATCTTTAATTTTTTGCATATGCTTGTAAGACTTTACCCATTCTTCATATGACTTTGGTTTACGTGCTTTGCCGTATGATAGACCTGCTTCTTTATAAGCTTTCATTAGTGCCTTTTTATGTTCAGCACCTAAGAACCTGCCAGTAAGCATAACTTGTGATTGTCTAAATGAGCGACCATGATGTAGGTTGCCTATGCTATGCGATAGTTCATGTATTACAGTTGCCGCACTTCTACTGCTACCATATTTTACCCTATCTTGATTTGCATTAGCACCACCTAGTCTGCTAGAAAATATAGCAATGGGCTTGATGCTTGGATATTTAGTGTGCTTTGCCCATGTTTTAGAATTAACTATTTTATTGTGTAATTCTTTTGCACTTTCTTTATACGCTTCAAGATCTTTATACGTAAGTGGCACATTCATTGCTTTGCGATATACGCTTTCAGCGTTATAAGTCTTTTGTCTTTCACTATCTTTTTTACGATAAGCACCTTTGTTTTGTTTATACTTAAATTCCTTTAAATACTGTTTATGCTTTTCTTTAAGAATGTAGTCATCAGTCATATTGCAACTCCTATATTTGGTGGCGATATTGCCCTGCAATAGCTACAGTATACACTAATACAAATGTAACACAAGAATTAATTTCCGTTATTTTGTAATTTATTTACATTATTATCGGAATTATTTTACGAATTGTGTTGACTTATATATAAGCATACACTACTGTATTTATATTACTTGGCAATCAAGCCGCTTTTAAAGGAGATAGTAATATGTATAAACAAAAACGAGTTTGGCAAAAAGTTATAGAAACTGCCGTAAAAAATTATAACGGAAGTTTAGATGCTTCATTAAGAGATGCAAGGGAAATTTTAGATTGTGGTGATCAACCATTATCAGATGCTTATGCTATCTTAGAGCTAGCCGCTAGTAAATTGAAGGACACAAAGATACGTGCATCGTCGATGTATTATATAGAAACTAAATTACCTGAGAAGCTAGACAATTTAATTGATATGGCACTTAGCTACGATAAAAAGACTAAAGAGTTTAGTAAGAAATATTAGGAGAAATACAAATGAAACTTAGCATAACAAACATTATAGAAAGATGCGGAGGTAGTAAGCTCATTGCAAGTCAATGTGATGGCTTACAGGCTGATAGCGTCAGGAAGTGGGTAGGCAAAGGTATACCAGAGAAACATTGGACACCAATCTGCAAGCTACATGGCAAACGCCTTAATGCTAATAAGTTACACGATCTAAACGAAAGCATAAGAAATGCTAAACAGTAAAAAAACAAAATGCAGTGAATGTAAAACACGCTATGACAAACGCGATATGCGTTGTGAGCAAGGTGTTGTAGTCTGTTATGATTGCTATTACACGCCTATAAGAGCCGAACTAACACTGCTTGATGTCGAGCTAATGCACAAGTCAGAGCAAGAACTGTTAATGGCAGAAAGCAAAAAAGAACTAATTAACACGTTAGTGATGATAACACTAACAGCAACATTACTAGCAACTGCAATAGCACTTGTAATACTAGCAATATAGGGAATAAAAAAATGGATAAATCAGAGAATACAAAAGAACTACATAAAGCATTATTAAAAGCAACACCAGAATTTCCGCCAATTACATTTAATGCGGCTGTTAAATATGGTAAGACTAATTTTCAGTATGCAAATATAACAAGCATATTGGATGCAGTACAGCCAGTCTTAACTAAACATGGGCTAACTTTATTGCATAGCATGGACAGTATAGAAGATGGTATTGTCAAATTTAGTTCCATACTAACACACGCGGAGAGTGACCAATTTATAAAGTCATATATATTTATGCGGCCAGTTTCAATGTCGCCAAACGATATGGGTGCTGTTCAGACGTACGCAAGAAGATACTGCACAGTTGCATTACTAGCACTTAGAACTGTTGACAATGACTATAGTGAGATAGCGGCACGAGGTACAGATCAAGAACTGTTAGAACATTACACTAAATTGTTTGGAAGTGCAAAAGATGTCAACGAGCTAAATGGTTATGCAATGGAACTAGCTAAGTTAAAGTTGCCAAGCGGTAAGACTAAGACAGAACTAAACAATTATTACAGTCAGATTAAAACTAAGCTAGGAGCAAAAACAAATGTTAATTAATGCAGTAGAACAAGGTTCACCTGAATGGTTTGCACTGAAGGCAGGTAAAATTAGTGCGAGTAGGGTAGGCAATCTATTTCTAGGTAAGTCAACAGCTACTAGAAACAATTTAATAGCTAGTTTGGTAAGAGAAAGGCTAACAAGTACATACTCGCAAAATACCTTTACAAGCAAGGCAATGGAGCATGGCACTGAGACTGAGGAGGAAGCTAGACAATACTACAGCATGGTTAATGACGTTCATGTCCAAACGTGTGGGATCGTTCAACATGAGGAATATGACTTTATAACAGTGTCACCAGATGGCTTAGTAATGAAAGACAATAAGATTAGTTATCTGCTAGAGATAAAATGCCCTTTTGCAGATGCTATGCACTTAAAATACTACACAACTGGACATCATGCCAAGCAATATAAGTATCAACTTGGGCTACAGATGATGGTATGTGACTTGGATAGAGTTGACATTGTGAGTTACGACAACAGATGGCCAACTGATATGGTCATGGCAACAGTTACAGTAGAGAGAGATCAGGTGTTGGAAAAAGCAATACTAGATAAGATATTGGAAGCTAACGATGAAGTTAATTCAATAATAAAATCACTAAACATAGGAGATAAAAAGTGATAAACAAAGTAATACTCATAGGCAACATAGGTACGGATTTAGATACCCGTACATTTTCTAACAATAACAAGGTTATGTCATTTAGCCTTGCTACTAGCGAGAAGTGGAAAGGTAAAGACGGGCAACAACAAGAGCGTACTCAATGGCACAAGATATCTATTTTTAATGAGAACCTTATTAATGTGTTAGATAGCTATGCGGGTAAAGGCACTAAGATTTATCTTGAGGGTAAGCTACAGACACGTAAATACCAAGACAGTAGTGGTTCAGACCGCTATGTAACTGAAGTAGTGCTAGAGCGATACAATGGCGTTATACAATTACTATCTAAAAGTAGTAGTGATGGTCAGCCTAAAATGAGTCCAAATCGTAAGGTTGTAGACGAATATCCGTTAGATGATGAAATACCATTTTAAATGTCAGCTATAATAAAAGATATAATTATAGGTGGTCAGCGATTAATACTCGGTGACTGCCAACAAGTTATGCAAGAGCTTGGAAGCTTTGACACTTTAGTTAGTGACCCACCATATGAAATACAGACAAGCGGTGGCGGGATACATAGCAAGCTTACATACCTACAGGAAGTAGAAAAAGCCAAGATACACAAGGGTTTTGATTACAATATAATTAATTCAGATTTATATAGTAGCGCGATAGTATTTTGTCATAATGACCAATTAGCAAAGTTGTTACCAAACCTTGCAAGCAAATATAAAAGATATGCACTCTGCGCTTGGCAAAAGACAAACCCAATGCCCGTTGCTTATAAACATTATCAGCCTGAGTTAGAGCTATATGTTCATGCTTGGAACAAGGGCTACCATCCGCAAGGGGTACTAAGTGACAAGAAAAGAATATTTACAACTACAGTCGGTAAATCTAATTATGACCACCCAACAGTAAAACCTTTAGGCTTAATGCAAAAGGTAGTTACCAACGCTACAGGAACTATATTAGACCCTTTTATGGGTACAGGTACAACGCTAGTTGCGTGTGAGAAACTTAATAGGCGTGGTGTTGGCATAGAAATAAGTGAAAAGTATTACAACATTGCGTGTGAGC